ATTTCTCTTTTTGCTTCATTCAATTCATTTTCATGTTCATAATATGTTTTTGTTTCGGTGGTAATTGTTTCTGTTATAGTTGATCCATCTTGTAAAGCATATGATGTTGTTGATGTTCCAACATTTGCATATGTATTAGCATCAACTCGAATTCGTTCTTCAATTTGTTCACCTGTTGAACCGGTTCTAGTTATTACTTTATAATATGATTGGACATTATTAACATCTTGAGCCCATTCTAATCCTGTTTGAACTGTGGTATTAGCTGCACCATTAGCTGTATATTTGGTATCCACATATTCTATGAATGTTGGATATTGTAAAGGCCAATCAAATTGTGGATCAATAATATCATTGAACAGTAAAACTATCCAGTGCCTTTCAGAATCTCCATAAAATTTATCAGCAATAATTTCTGGTGTGTCTGAATCTTTAACTGCATATTTGTAAAAAGCTGCCGAATTTTGTTTTAATGAATCTTCAAATGAAAATCGTGTAATGATATTCGTCACAGTGTCAACACCTGACGTTTTTGCATTACTTGAATAAAATGTTTTTGGATAGTAATTAAAAAATTGCGCCATTAATTAATGCCTCTTACCGATAACTCTTAAAACCATCTTCACGATCATCTCTAAAATCCTCTTTAGTAAGATATGTGGTTTCTTGAAATTGTAATATTAAGTTGATTGCTGTTGGCATACCTGTTCGACCCATTGAAGGATTTAATTCACCTGGAACCTCATATGCTGAGAATCCATTAGGTGCATAGTTTACATCTATTGAGGATAACACACATGTTCCAACCGGTGGTATATTTGGATTCTGACTACTTCCATAGTAAAATTTAATATCAAACTCTGAAGGTGGAACTAATAGACCTGTTTGTTTTCCATTGGATAAATCTAATTCAGGGGCTTGATGAAATCTAAATCTTTCAATAATTTTTTGAACTTCCATCGCCTCTTTTTCGTCTCTTGGATAAAAAGTAAAGTCAAATTGAAATGTTCTAAATGATGGAGAAGTATAAAGAAGTTCCAACATTGGATTGACAACAGCGCCTAAAGCTGCAAATGCTCCTGTTTGCACAGTGGCATTACCAAATTTTGATAAAATATCTTTACCTTTTTGTGTTGCAAAACCAGACAATAATCTAGGATCATCAAATTTTCCACCATCTCTAAGTGATTGTGCTACTTGTCCAGCAAGTTGTCCTAATCCTTCTTGACCCGGAGTTAACCCTTGATAATCTTGTGTATGAGTAAACATTAAAGTGTCGGGCATGTATAATGCTACAGCGTCTGTTGTTAATACGGTATTTCTTGATGGATTTAACAAACTTTTATTTGTAATCTTTTTGATTGAATTATCAATAACAGCTGATGTTGATTCTGAGTTTCCTTTGAAAACTTTTGATTGTCCAAATATATTTCCTAAACCGCTTGATATTTTATCAGTTAAGCCGCCAATCGATTTGCTTGCTAAATTTTTTAATTCTGATAATGATGATCCTGATGCTGAATTTAGTTGATTCAATCCACTTTCAACTTTGTTTACTAAATCACCACCAAACTTTGAAGTTATATTGGTTATATTACCTGCATTTTTTCTTAAAGGAATATCTCGTTCGTCAGCCGTAACACCTTTATATTTTGTTTTTTGTTGTTCTCGAATATAAAAAACCATATAATGGCCTTTATCATAACTACCAATATCAATAGGATATCTAAATGTGTTTTGTTCGAACTTGGTTCCTTCTAATGCAGAAAGAGGACCAAATCCTTTTGTTTTATCCTTATTGAATGTGATGTCGCCAAAGCCAAATAATGACATATTTTTATCCGATTGTTGTGATTGTTAGCATAAGTAGTATTTATGCCATATTCTGGAAAATATACACCTAAAAACCCAAGTAAATATAAGGGAGACCCTTATAATATTATTTATCGTTCAAGTTGGGAACGCCGAGTAATGAAGTTTTTAGACGAAAACAAGAACTGTATTTGGTGGGCAAGTGAAGAAATGTCCATACCATATGTTTCACCCACTGATAATAAGAGACACCGATACTTTCCAGATTTCATCGCACATATGAAACAAAAAGATGGTTCTGCTAAAACTTTAATGTTAGAAGTAAAACCAGAGAAACAAACCAAATTACCCACACAAAAAAGAAGAACGCAGACATTCCTTAAAGAAACTGTCACATACGCTATCAATCAGGAGAAGTGGAGAGCTGCCGATCTGTTCTGTAAAGAACATGGTTGGGAATTCATGCTCATTACTGAAAAAGAGTTAGGCATTTGATATAAATAGATAAATGTCATATCTAATCGATAGAATCAAAGAATCTTTAGCAAAAGAAGGGTTAACACCACGAACTCGTGAAGCTCGTGCATGGTTAATGTCTAAAGTTGAAGAAATGAAAGTTAATAAGACAGCATTAATGAGAAATGCTGACAAAAACGATACTATCATTGGTAAAATGTATTTTTACTTCTATGATCCTAAAACTAAAGAGAAAATGAAATATTTTGATAAGTTTCCTTTAGTGATACCCGTAGAAGAATATAGAGATGGATTTTTAGGTTTGAATTTACATTACATTCATCCTAAGTTTAGAATAAATCTATTAGATAAGTTGAGTGAAACATTAAACAATGATACTTATGATGAAAAAACAAAATTTAGAGTAACATATAATTACTTAAGGTCAGCATCAAAGTTATTTGAAGCAACACCTTGTATAAAACGATATTTGTATAATCAAGTGCGTTCTAGTTTCTTAGAAATTAAGGCAGATGAATGGGACATAGCCGCACTATTACCAGCAGAAAACTTTAGTGGTGCTACAACAGACCAAGTTCACGCTGATTCAAGGAAGAAATTTTAATGTCATTTTCACCTAATTTATTTTTATCTAACATAAGAGGAAAAGATGGTTTAGCAAAACCTTCACGATATGAGGTTGTTTTGCCAATTCCTCCATATATTAGTGATTTTGTTGGAAACTCAATCATTGAAAAAATATTAAATTTTCCAAACTCAGTTTTCAACGATGTATCAGATGCTATTAATTCTGCCATAGGTAGAGGTGATGAACAGGATGAATTTTCAAAATCGGGCAATTCATCTTTATCCAGATACCTGTCACTTCAATGTGAATCCGCTGAGTTGCCAGGACGAACATTACAGACCGCTGATGCTAAAATTTATGGTCCAACATTTAAAGTGCCATATCAATCACAATATGCTGATACAAACTTAACCTTTTTGTGTACCAATCAGTTTTATGAAAGAAAACTATTTGATCGTTGGCTAGAAGCAATTCATCCATCAGACACAAATAATTTGAGATTTCCAAAAGGTGATAAATCTCGTTATATGTGCAATGTTAAAATTATTCAATATGATGAATTTATTAAAAGAATTTATGCCGTTGAGTTGCTGGATGCTTTTCCAATAGGAATTGCACCACAAACACTTAACTGGTCGGAAGATAATTTCCATCGTTTAACCATACAATTTGCTTTTCAAAGGTATAGAGTTTCTTATGATGGTAGTTATGATTTGGGTCAAGCCGCAACTGCACTATTTGGTGCAGCTGGAGCAAGACTTTTGCCATTTGGTAGTGCAATAACAAAACTACCATTTGGTCTTTAATTAATGGAGATATAATATGTTACCCAAAGTTGATGTGCCAATTTATGAATTGGAACTTCCTTTGTCAAAAAAGAAAACGAGGTATAGACCTTTTTTGGTAAAAGAAGAAAAGATATTACTTATGGCTATGGAATCAGAAGATGAAAATGCTTCTGTATTAGCTATTAAACAAATAATATCGAATTGTTGTTTAGACGATAATTTTGATATTGATTCATTACCATTATTAGATTTAGAATATATGTTTTTACAACTTAGAGCAAGATCAGTTGGCGAAGTTGTTAATTTACAATATAAATGTAATAATAAAGTAAAAGATGAAGAAGGAAATGAAAAAGAATGTAATCACATAGTTCCAATTGATGTGAACATTTTAGATATTAATCCTGAAATTAATCCTAATCACACAAATGAAATTAAATTAAGTGATAAATTAGGAATAATTATGA